GACGATTGTCGGCACTAAGCCGAGCAAGGAAATGTAAAAGCCACCTCGCCGTCCGATCATGGCTTCGATCACCATCATGACGGCAGTGAAGATCGCGACGGGAATAGATGCGAGGACCACGACGTAGCCAGCGACTAGCAACCATCCTCGTTGATCAAATCCGGCACCGAAGAGACAGAGTGAAAATTCCGCCGTCGCGGACATCAGTAGAAATCGGAGCAAGGTGGTGATTGCGGCCATCGGCCGACGATATCCTATCAAATCTCAAAAGCCCGTTAAATGACCCGTTACCTCACCGATTACATATCCGCATCCGAATGTCCGCGTTACACACCATTCAATCTTAACCAGCCCTTCCGAAATCCACCATCCCGTGCCGTTCCGGCCCTCGCCGATTCGCTCGACCTGCCCGAAAACGGAACGGCAGATCGTAGGCAGGGAAGCGGCCGGTCTCAAATCGCCCCACTTGCGGACGTTCGCCAGCAATGGCAGGCTGCGGTATGGCCTATCACCGCCTCCATCTGTTACTGTTCGTCCTTACTGCGCAGACAGCCGTTGCTCCGGCGATTTCGGTTAGGCCGGACTACACAGCCGTGCCCGTGGCGGTATCCTCCCGATGTGCCTCCCCGGCTAAATGGATTGCTGTAGAGAACGATAAACGGGGTCAAAAAATAATAACTAATTGGCCAGATGTTGGCGACTATCAGCAGGACAAAGAGGTAAAATGCGCCTATTATGAACTTTAAAGGCAGTTGATCAGTCGCTGGGACCGACTTAATCCGCGAATTAAATCAGACAACCAATCCGTTTTGGCCATTAGGCGGCGGCGAAATGGGTATAATATCGACGGATGGCGACAAGACTTCCTTGGGAATTGGAACCAGTAACGCGCGATCGTGCCCCCCCTTGGAACGAATTTAACGTCGATATTGCGCTTTAGGTGGTCGGTAAGTCGTCATTCCGCTCTCCACCATCCCGTGCCATTCCAACCCTCGCGTGGATGCCGGACGCGCCTGAAAGTTGACCGGGCGGTATCAGGATCGCAAGCAGCCCGGCCGTTGCCGCCCCAAGTCAGTCCTCCAGCGTCGCTCCGCTGCTCCCTATGAGCGGACATTGCTGATCCGCGTAGCTGCACCAAGATGACCAAATCTCATCGACAGCCGCTACCCCGTTAAACGTTGGCTTCAACTCGTGCGGTCCGCCATTTGCAGGTCGGTAAGTGGGGTCATTGACCGGCGTCACAACCACTGGATCGTGCCCGAACTGGTCGGCGGTAATGTCGATCACAAAGCCCGCAGCTTCGACCCACGCATGACTAGCCCAACCGTCTGCCGTTAGGATGCCATAGGTCGCGATGGGGCCGCCGGTCACATCGCCAATCGGCTGCCCACTTCGTAGCGCTGCGCAAACTCCCCGTCTCTCCAGCGCCCGAACAAGCAGTAGGCCGGAGCGCACGCAGGTCCACTCGGATAATGTTGCCGGTGCGGGCGGTCCCCACGCCTCATGCCAACGCCGCCAGTGGGGAAGCAGAAACGTCCTTGCAGTAGCGGCGATGACAAACAACATACCTTGAACGTCGCCTAAGCTGTGGCCTCGTTCAATAGCTGCCCGAGCGCTAACCACCAGTTTTCCGCGTTCGGGCCCGCTGTCGCATGTGTGCCCATGCGGCCGATACGCGACGTTCGCCAGACCTCATTTACGCATGAACTCTGTTCGGGCCGATGCGGACCTATCGACGCATGAACTCTTCACGGCGTTTTCAATCGGAGCGCGGAAACGGCCGGGGCAGGGGGAGTGCGGAAAATATGGACGGGCGAATACGGGTCCGAATATAAATACCCTCGTCGAGCGGGTTAGCCGCATCAGCGACATAACATCACCGCAGGGGTGGCCGGCAACGGTCAAAGAGTGGCCCCGCTCAAAAGACTACCACGGACAATTTAGACCCGACCGCTCAGCGATGTCGATAAGGTCGCAGACGGCGGTAGGAAGAAGGATCGGATTACAGCCCGATCCCCTGTTGAAGCGGGCAACGGTCGTCGAGGGGTGCGAAGTCAAGCACGGTCATGCCAGTGGCATCGATCAAGCCCCCATCAAGAGGAGAGCCATGTCCGTCACGCACTGACATCTCTCCGCTCCGTGGTTGTCGTGTCAACAAGAGCTTCCACGGAGAGCTTCGCGCAAGCGATAACCACGATTAGCACAACAAGACGAAGTACCATGTAAGATAACCTCCCCGGAGGCCTTGGAGAAGTCGCTAGGAAGATTGCGGCAATGATGGGTAACGGATCGTCACCATCGAACCACGTAGTAGTGGTCAAACTGCATCACACAGTCTGGAAACCCCCACGGGATACCCCATTCATCTCTTCCCCCTCCATCGGTCACCTTTGTTGTGGCTGGTGGAGGGGGAATAGAGATGTGTCTGTTTTCCTTCGGGATTGCGAAAATCACGAGAGACAAATCATCAGAAGAAAACGACCGCAAGCGTCAGAGAGCAGGGCGACGAGACGCGAACGCGTTGAGAGAGCCGTGCGAATAGGCGCACAGTGGTCCGCGTGTCGTGAATACGACCGCGCAGTCATAAGATATTAAATTGTCCACGATCTTCATGCCCGGTGTGATCCGCTCTTATCGTCATATGAACGAAACGCATTCCGGAAGCGCCATTTTTAACTGAGACACGGCTCGCTCCTTGATTATAGGATTGGACGGCTTATTGGGTGGTGATCGCGACTTTGAGCACCGCGTCTCGATGGGCCTCCGTCTTCGCTTCGGAGTGGGCGACGTCTAGGAGTGGAGCGGTCGTGGCTATTTTCAAGCCATCGATTTCTGTTGGCGAGGCAAGGTAGCGTCATGGGAAGCAAACGCAGAACTCGGTTCGTCGCCATCGTCGATGGGGTTAGCCGAGAGCTTTTTTCGATTATCGAGAGGACCAACGGCGAACTGGTTATCATACGGCGTTTGGAAAAGCGCCTAGTAGGCAGACCTATTCGGAACCTCGACGAGGGTGATGCCGCCCCACTTCTGAGCGAGCAGCACATCTCGATTCATAGAAGTTTGAAAAGCGTTTTGCCCGGCGTTACGATAAAACGAACATCTGTCGCCGGTAAATCGACATTAACTAGCGCAACATTTGTTAGAGAAGCCAGCGACGGAATACTTAGGCTAATCTATTCGATTATCTGTCCGAATCTAAGGGACCCTAGATATACAATCGCAGCCAAGACCGGCGACGTTATCCTGCCGATCTGCGATGGCGTTCCTGTTATGGACAGTCTGATTTATCATGTCTGTGTTGTCAGTAAAGATCGTAGAATATCCGACGTTTATTCTTGGAATAAACAAGTTGCCGAATTTAAGTATTTCGACATTGTTGTGTATAGCGGTTTCGTAAACATACCAACAACTCACGTTGCTGCTTTGGCAGAGATGCCGGCGCGATCACCTCGTAAAAATGGAATCCCGAACGACGAACTGCAAGACCATTTCGAGAAAAAGTATCCTTTTGGTGCGCCATCGTTCGGCGATGATGACCTTCAAAGGATGATATACGATATTAGCAACAGTCTTTCGGCCTATTCAATGCAGGTATTGATGAATCTGACGGAAGATAAGGATGGTCTTCACGAATCGATGAGAAATCACAAATGGAATTTCAGTATGCTTCCGCAGTCCTTAACGATCGGATCAACTTTGATAGTAGACCCGCCGCCGGCTGGTTCGAAACCTCCCACTGGCCGGCTTGCGACCGAGGCCGATCTTCTCCGCCAGCGCCTTACGCGTTGCCGCATAGTCCGGTGCGACCATCGGGTAATCGCGCGGCAGCTTCCACTTGGTGCGATATTCCTCGGGCGTCATGTCATAGTTCGTGCGCAGATAGCGTTTGAGCATTTTCAGCTTCTTACCGTCCTCAAGGCAGACGATGTAGTCATGCTTGATCGACGAACGTACCGGAACGGCCGGTTCTTGTGCGGGAGCCGCGACCGTGGCCGGTGTCGAAGTCTCGACGAGCGCGGCATGGATCGACGAGATCAGACCGGGGAGATCGGCAGTCGCGACCTTGTTGTTAGAAAGATGCGCGGACACGATGTCGGCCGTTAGATTGATCAGGTCGGTGTTAATTTCGTCGGCCATTATGGCGATTCTCCAATCGAGGGGAGGGCGGCCGTACTTCCATCTGTGGTTGACTACAACCCACACCGGTACTGTGAATGATAATTCATAAGTAATATCGTCCACCCGCATTGATCAGGCCGGCGATCCGCTCCTCGTCAAACGCATCGCACTGGCCGCGACCCAATCCGATGCGGGCCAACTGGCTTGTAATGATTGTGCCCCACGGTAGACCTTGAGGGGGGAATCAACAGGGGGTGTTATGAAGGGTTCATCGTTCGCTTGTATTTTGATTGCAGGCAGTCTGCTTGCCGCGTGCCATGGTCCGAAAAACGCGACAATTCCTTCCGATCCGTCAAAGTGGGATGTCATTGCCAATGATGTGAAGAAACTGTCCGACGATGACCGGAGCAAGCTGACATCGTACATGATGCGCAAAACGCTTGGGACCGCGATGGCGGGTGGCAAGCCCGCGATACCGCCGGGCACTACGATCGGCGATGCGATCAAGGATCAGACAAACTTCGAAAGCGACCAGAAGGCTCAGGAGGCCAAAGACAATATTCTGAAGGCGAAGCTGACAGCGGAACATGCTGCCGCCGTCCAGAACCTGACCCAAGCAGCGTCGGTTGTCCTGACCGACCTGACGGTTCAACCAAAAGACTATGAGGCCAACCGGTATTCGGATCGATTGGCACTTCTGATCGGCGTGGAGAACCATACCGCCAAGGCGATCTCGGGTATCAAGGGGCAACTTGTATTCAACGACCAGTTTGGCACCGAGATCACGAGGATCAACCTGTCGCTGGACGAGGATGTAGGCCCGAATGCATCTCGAACGATCAGCGGGTATGGCAAGGACATCAACCAGTTCGAAGCCGCTGATACGAAGTTGGCCAACACGCCACTTAGCAAGATGCACGTCACATTCGATCCTGACATGATCGTCTATGCCGATGGGAGCAAGCTGGCGGCACCGGATGAAACTGGATCGTAAAACCGCCACGCGGTTTATCTAAATAATGCCCCGGAAACAGTGTTTCCGGGGAATTTATTTGTAGGTCGACTGCTACTGCCATCGTATTGACTAAATACTCCTAGCGCAGAGATTCCACACCAAAGCGCGAAGGAGACTTATCGTCAACAAAGATGAAGCACGACCTATTTACATCATTTGATTCAAATGTCGATTTTATTCGAGAGATACCGGGATGTTCGGATTATCACGCCGACAGGAGCGGTAACATATATAGTACCAAGCGAGGTCTTCGTCTCCTTTCGCCTGTAATTCACAGGTCTGGTTATGCGACGGTCTATCTTCATATCGATGGTCGCCCGCATACTCGCTACGTTCATCATCTCGTAGCCGCTGCGTTCGTTGGCCCGAGGCCGGATGGCTTATTGGTCTGCCACACCCCGGACCCTACCAAGGCCAATAATCGGGCAGACAATCTGGCGTATCAAACGAGGCATCAAAACGCTGAGGATTCCCGGCGTGATGGCACAGTCCCGTCTGGGCGGCGCAAGCTCGTCGCCGATGATGTCAGGGAAATTCGGAACCTCGCCGGAACCGTCACGAACACAGAGATTGCCCGGAGATACGGGATCGGGCTGGACCATGTTCGGTTCATCATCAACCGGGACCGATGGAGCCATCTCCAATGATCAGGGGGGCGGGCAGGGAGAGTTCCTGCCCGACCGCTCGCGATATGACGTATCTCTACAGGAGGCTAACGCCTTGGATAACGCTGTCTTTGATGTCCGCACAGGCCTTCGCGATGTAGCTATGACTGATGTCATTGATCGCGACGAGCCGAAATGGATTGTCGGAACCAAATTGGATGCACGAGACCAGATGAATTCCCGGATCACCCGAAACGGTTTTGTCTGCTGTCTCGGCCATTATCTTCACATTGGCGACAACGAAGCATGACATTATGTGGTGTGGGGCGGTTCGCTTCTTTCCTACGCATAGTTGTCCGAATTGTCCGGGAGGTGCTATTATTCGCGCCAGCGACCGCTCCGCTACGCTCATCCATATCGCGTCCGCCATGCACATCTCGGACATCATTTTCGTATCCGAATGTTGTTCGTGATCTTTCATCGCTCTTAAAGTGAGCTTGGTTTGCATCCAAGCTTCCTCCAAGTCTTCGCGTGACTGCCAAAGTCCATTAAATTCTTTTCGTGATTCCTCAGCGTGTTTCCATGCCCAAGCATCAAGATATTTGATGGCTTCCTCACTTTCCACCGCCGCTTTGATGTACATTAGGAACCCGACGAAGTGGATGATGTCTCGTAAGCCGACCGAGCGTTGCGCGAGCTTGTGGAACACTTCATCGGTGATGGTTGCGCAAATGGACGACTTGCTCCGGACATCTTTCTTGTGACCATAGAGAATTTGGTCCGGATCAAACTTGCAGACAGAATCTCGCCCACCTACCACCGAAAATCCGATGATATGATCGATATCACCGTAAGCGTATTGATGCTGACGATCGCCAGAATTACCCGACAGAACCTCACCCTGCTTCCAATGCCGTATCCAACGATGCATCTGGCTGTAGTTATGTCCCGTTTTTTTCTCAAACGAGCGATTGCCTGAAGTCATGTACATGATGACGGCGCATCTGTTCGCCACCAGACGAGATCGGCGGGTTCGTTATCAGTGTTCCCGTAGTTGTCCGGCTTAAAGACCCACTGCGCTCCGAGCAGGACACTCGATAGCTCTTGAATGACTTGTTCTTGCTCCGACTTCGCGATCATGCTTTTTCCGCTCGTATCGCCAAGCCGGGAAGATGCGTCCAATCCAACATAGCCCGGTCTGCCGCTTTCGGCCGCAACCATATCGATGCTTCATCTGATCGTCAGCCGAAACCTGTACCCGGAATGTGCCTCATCAGAGAAATTTCGTTGCCTCGGCGGCGAGGAACACCGCGACCGTCGAGATTACCGCGACGATCGCACCGAGCCGTAGTTCGACCCACCGCGCGCCCGTCGCCGAGACGGTCTGGACGCCGGCCCGCCATTGCTCGACATTCTTGATCCGGGTCTCGTGATCGTCGAGCCGACGATCAGTTGACGCGAACCTATCGCCCATGGCCGATAGCGTCGAATGGAGGCCGTCGAGCTTGGCAGACTGCGTTTCGAATTTGCTATCGATGAGACGCAGCAACATCGCCATATCCGGGGGTAGATCGGCCATCGCCTCAATACCCGAGAAATTGGATCCGATTGTACGCCTGCTGCGCCACGATCGCATATCCTGCGGTGTTGTAGTGCAGAAGATCGGCCCGGAGACTGGTCGGGGTACGATCGGCGGCGAAGTCGGCAGTATCGGTCGGATCGCCAGCGTTGTAGCCGGCAACGACGTGTCCGCGCTGGTTGACGAAATGGTCGGGCCAACGTGCGCGCATCTCGTTCTCGATGCGGATGATGAGGCTGTAGGCCTGATCGCCATTGAGTGCCGCCCCGGCGACCGTCGCGGTTGATCCCGCATATTCGTCGTTCCGGTTCGCGGGACCCATGACGATAAAATGGCGATCGACCGATTTGAGGTAGCCGATGGCGCGTTCGTGCCACTTCATGACGCTATCATATTGCGTGTCCGAGGAAGCGCCGCTCGTATCCTGCAAGCCGACGCTGTTGCGGCCCACCCAAAGCAGCGCGGTCGAGAACTTCCGTCCTTCCGTATCGTCGATGAAAAAGCACGTATTCGGAATGACCGACACCGCGCTACCGGCCGTAGTGCGGCTGAAACGATAGGTGTAGTTGGGCGAGGAATAGCTGACCATCGAGAGAGTGCCGGGAACGCCCGACAGCTTACCGGTGAACGTCGCGGATGGGTTGACGGTCGTGATCGGATTCGAGCGATCATAGACGTTCGCAGGCACCGTGAAATCGACCGTGCCGCTTGCCGGGATCGTGAGGGCAGGGACCGTGATCGGGTAGCTTCCAAAGCGACCGAAGATGTCGGGCGCGCGCTGGGCACCGACGCCGCGATTGATCGCGGTACGGTTGCCGAGAAGCGTAGTAAGCTGCGTCGGGTAGGGGGTGCCGCCATTTCCCTGCGTCATGCTGTCGCCGTAGGCGTAGAGCGTGTTCGTCGGCGTGATATACTTCGACGTGAAAGTGCTCGCCGCGTTCTGGATAGCCGCCAGCGCCGTCGCGGTTACGGTCTGGACGTGGCCGCTTGCGATGACGGTGATGCAGAACGGATTATCGCCGTTGCCGAAGCTCCCGGTGAAGGTCGAGAAAGACGACTGTTCGCCAGTGCCGACGAACTTGATGCCGTTGCCGTAATAGGAGCCGCCTCCGCCAGTAACGAAGCCGACCGGGCCGCTGTGATAGAAGCCGAGATAATCGCCGGCATTGACGGTGAATGCGGGGGTGAGTGTGTAAGTCGTGCCAGATGCGGCGATCGAAAGGGTGACGCTCCCGCTTTCCACGTAGGTGCCATTCGTGAGCGTGTAGCTCTTGAGCTTGACGGTTCCGGAGTTGCGGCTGGTGAGGGTGACGCTCGTGATTGGAACAGTCGCGGACACGGGGTCGGCGAACATGAAAGTGCCAACCGTCGCCGTGCTGGTCGGCGTCGGGATGGTGCCGCTGACGCCGAAGCCCTGCGTGTAATCGGCCTTCAGCGCTGCGATAGCGTCAGGGACACCGGCAACCGAAGTCTGGAGGGCGAGGAACGCCGCGCTGGTGACGACTTGGACGCTGCCACCGACGACGATCTGGCATCCGTAGACGTTGGGATCGGATGCGATCGGGTTCGCGTAGCTCGTGAGATCGCCGGACATGAAAGCGACCGCAGTGCCGGGGGCGGTGCCGGTCGGTTCGATCGACATCATCTGTGTGCTTTGGTAGAAACCAACATACTCGCCCGCCGCATAGGTGAGGCTCGGCGTGAGGGTCTGAAGACCAGTCGTCGTAATATTGAAAGAGACATTGCCGGTTTCGGTGTAGGTGTTGCCCGACTTGGTAAGCCTCTTCAGTTTGATGGTGCCGGTCGTGCGCGCGTAGATTTTGAACGACACGACGGGCACGCCGTATTTCACCGGATCGGTGAAGATGAAAGTGTACCCGCCAGACGCGCCATTCGTGCCGTTGATCGGGTCATTCGGCGAGCCGAGGGTCTGGCTAACCGGCGCGTAGAAGCCCGCAAAAGTGGTATCGAGCGCGGCCTTCGTCGGGATCGTGGTAGCCGGAGAAGCCGCCGTCGCAGTGCCGGAAGCGTTCTGATAGAGCGTGAGGGTCTGACCATCAGTCGAGGTCGCCCAATAGAATTTGCCGCTCGCGACAAGCGCGCCGATGGTGATGGTCGCCGATGCGCCCGTGAGGCCGGTCGCGGCGGCGAATGAGACGGTCGGCGCAGAGGTGTAGCCGTAGCCGGGGCCGGTGATCGTGATCGCAGAGACCGCGCCAGCCGCGACGGTGAACGTGCCGGTCGCGCCAGTGCCGCCGCCGCCAGAGAAGGCCAGCGCGTAGGTGCCAGCGGTGCCGCCTGTGCCCGCAACGAGGCTGGTATAGCCAGTGACGCCGGTCGGAACAGTCGTGGTCGCGCTGTTCGGATATGCCGTCGATGCCGCAAGCGCCGATACCACCTGTCCGGCCGAAACGGCTGCTTGGGCGGCGAAGATCGAGGAATTGCCCGCGTAGGAGGACGAAAGGGACGCGCTCGCCTGTGATGCATTCGCGCTCGTCTGCGAGGCCGTGGCGCTGCTCTGAGAGGCTACAGCATATGTACTCGCGAGCGCCGCCGCATCGGCACCCTTCTGATTTACATAGGTTTCGAAGGCTTGTGCGGTCGGAGCGCTGATCACGCCGGCTTTGAACAGGACCGTCGCCGCGTCGTTGCCAGCACCAGCGGAGAGGAGCCATCGTCCCGAACCCGACGCGGGGGCGATCACGATCTTGTCGTCATCGTTGGAAGTGCTGGCGGTATCGAGAGTGTAGATGCCACCATCGCCATCGCCGAGCGCGACGTTGCCGCCGACGACGATCGCTGCCCCGGTGCAGAGGTTGGAAACGTCAAAGGCTCTGAGAGCCGTGACATTCAGGACTGAGGCGATGTAACCGTTGAAAAGCGTGGTCGTGCTGGATGAATTCGTCATCCATTATTTAGTTTATTCGTCGTCTGGTACGCCGTTCGCGATGACTGGTCCGGTCAATTGGGCCAGCTTCGCCAGAGCCTGCGACGTGCGGGAAATCGGGCGGATTTCCCCCGCGCGCACGAGCCCGCGCGCCAACGTGGGGGAGGCCATGGCGCGACCGAGTCCGTATTGGCCGGCGAGACCCGCTGCCGCACCGGGGATGCCACCCACGGCGAAACCGCCGCCGGGTCCGGAGAGGGTCGAGCCAAGGGACTTGAGCAACCCGAGGGCATCGGCCGCACGGGCCGTCCCGCTGGTATTGCGATAGCGTCCGGCATCTCGGGCGGCCTGCGCCAGTCTGGCCAAGTCCTGAAGGTCCTGACCTTCCTGTCCGGAGAGCATCGAGGTCTTGAGGGTCGGGTGAACCTTGTCCCAATCCGTCAAAAACGACTGGAGGCTGAAGGCATCGCCGGCCGCATTCTGTGCGCCCGATTTCGCGCGGCCGAGATTGCCAACGAGGGCTCCCCTGACCTGTGCGGCCATATCGGGGCGCATGATCCCCAGTGCACGCGATAACCCATCGGGGTCGTTGCGGCTGAGGTTGATGAGATGATCGGCAAGCTGACCCTGATTCCGGTTCCCGAGTATCGGGCGGACGACCTCGTCGAGGTTCGTGGCGCGCTCCGCCCACGCCCGATCGGCCGCGCTGTAGGCGTCGGCGGCATCGGCACGGCCAGCATTGCGGAGACCGTCTTGGATATCCTGAGAGAGGTGTGGCCAGATGAGATTCGCTGCCTCACGAGCCGATCGCTGCGAGCTATCGAAATTGTCACCGAACGATGTCCGCAAACGACGAAGGCTATCGATTGCATACTGAGCCGGATCGCCGGCAATGGTCTGTGTACGTGCGCCGTTGACGATGCGATCCCACAAGCTTGGGCGGATAGTTCGATCGGGCGTGGGAGTGAGGTCGTCCCTGAGCGCGCGCAGAGGGTCGAGACCGGAGACATCACCGGGGATCGCTTCCCTCTGCGCGATCAGGGTATCGAGCGCTTGACGGGTACGAGGCGTGGCAATCTGGACGCCAGCGGCAAGCCGAGCCGCGTTATCATATTGATTGCCGATGGCTTCGGCCGATCGGGCCTCATAATCACCTAGCCCGCCGACGCTGTTCTGCACGTCACCCGCGACATGATCGATCGAACGGACGCCAGCACCATCCGATAGACCATGCGCCGCACGATCGCGGACCGCCTGTGTCGCAGCCAGATAGCCGTCTACGCCCCTGCTGTAAGGCACGTTGGACACGATACCAGCGTCCGACACGGCGGAAGCTCCACGCGCAAGCGCGCCGCCGGCATCGCCGGGTAGCGGGGCGACAGTGAGACCATCTCGGGACAGACGATCGGCCGCGTCTAGGACCTCACGCCCCTGCTGCGCAGCACGGGTCGGCGTACCAGCGAGATCGCGGAGCCCGCGAAACGCTGAGCCGAAACCCGCACCGAGGCCAGCGCCGACCGCTGCATCCTGCGCGACGCCGCCCGGTGTGCGAGAATTGGTCGTCAGAGCGCCCTGAACCGCGCCATCGCCCGCAGCAACGCCAAGCCTGCCGAGCGTACCGGCGATGCCCACGCCTTCGATTTCAGGCGTGAGGGCCGCCAGAGGAAGGGTCGCTGCAATCTCGCCCGTGATCTTACCTGCGTTCGATCCCTGAGTTTTTTCAGGGGCTTCGAGATTTCGGAAATAGTCCCGCGATCCGTCCGCCCAATTGTTGTCCAGTCCGATCTTGTTGCCGACCCATCCAAGTCCGCCCGCGACATTGGAGAGAACTTGCTGATCGCCTTGGCGGACGCCCTCGTAAAACGAAAAGGGCCTGTTATCGACGAGACCGCCCGCATTGCCGATCGGATGCTCTATATCGAGCCCGATCGTCGGCGCGTCGTGATTGGCCGCGATGTACTGGTCGCGCTGATCAATGATCTTGGAAACGTATTCTGGGATTTGACTTCCATAGCCGGTGTAAAAATCTCGAATGGCTTTGCCGCTGATCTTTGGATCGGCGAGCATCTTTTGAAGACGATCGTTGATATCGTCCTGCGTGACAGGCTTCGGGACCGGAGCCTGACCGACAACGGGATCGCTCGCCCATGGCGTATCGGCCGTGGGCGTCGCGGCGGGCGCAGTTGAAGGGGCAGCGCCGACGACCGGATCATCTAGCCACGGGGCGGAAGCATTGGCCATCAGGGCTTCCTCCGCTGATGCCCCTGCGGATCGATGTAGACGGTGCCGCTGGGCAGCGAGTGGTAATCAGCGGCGCTGGAAACCCGAGCCGGACCAGAAGGGGTAGGGGTAGAAGTAGGAGCCGGTTGGCCGATGTTGGCGATAGTTGCCGCGCGCCGGTCGATGATGTTCTGCTGTGCCTGCTTACGCGCCGCCATATCGGCCTGCATGACCTTGAAGGCCGCAACCCGAGCCTGTTGGTTGGTCGAGTTTTCAAACGTCTCCTGCGCCTCACGACGCGAGGTATCTGACATCGTTCCAGCGCCGGTCGGCGCGCTGTTGATCACGCGGTTATATTCGGAGATGAAAGTTGTATAGGCAGCGCGAGCCTCGGTCACGCGAGGATCGGAGAACTCGCCTCCGACCCAATTGCGTGCCTTGTTGTAGCTGACCCAATCGGTATTGCCGGGGAGATTGGCGGCGAGGTCAATATAGCACTGACCATTTGCGCCGTCTGCTCGGACGTCTGGATTGTGTCATACATCTTGTTGTCCGCCGCGAGTGCCTGCGTCGAGGCTCTGACCTGAGCCTTGTTCGCCGCGATCTGACCCGGCGTGTAATGGCGCTCATTGCTGATCTGCGCTGCGCGCGACAGGATCGCATGACGAAGCTGTCCCTGACCCTGCCCGAGCGCGGGCATGTCACCCGTCGCCGCGTATTGCTGCGCAGCCATTTCGATTGCGGGGTCTGATGGATCAACGGCGTTGGGATCGGGTTTGGGCACGCCTGCGGAGAGCAAGGTAGGTCCACGCACTCCCGGCGCAGGGGACGGGACAAAGTTTGAACCGGTCTGTGGACCAGCGTGAGGAATGCCCTGTGCTGATGCCTGTGGGCGAGCCGGCGAGCTGCCAGCTTCCACGCGCGCCATCGCATCCGCGACCCGGCCCGCAATGGCTGGATCGCCGAGATTGATCGGATCGTTGACGCCCACGCCGATCGCCCGTGCTACGGTCGCGGCATAGGCAGCCGGATCGTTGTTATCCGAAGCTGGAGCGTACTTCGTGACGAGCGCGCCGAGCGTGTTGATACCATGCAGGCGTTGCTGATTTTGGAGATTTATGATCTGCGCGCGACGGCCGTTTTCGGGTGTGTCGAATGTCAGGAAGCCGCCAGTGGTCCCGGTCGCGCCCTGCCAAGTCGACTGGCCATCGGGACGCAGCGCGCCCGGATTGTTGTTCCTGATAGAAATCGGAGCGGAAGGTTGAGATGCCGGTGCGGATGGAGCCGTACCGGGGGCAGGCATGCCACCCGGCAGATAGACATTATCCGTCGTCGCGATGCCGACCGGCGTCTGCTCCAGCCGTTGTTCACCCATGCGCTGTGTGTCGGCGTTTTGCTGATTGACTACCGTTTGCGCATTGTCGCGGACATTGGCGTCCTGATCCTTAGTCGAATAATATTGATGGGCAACGCCACCCAATACATCGTCGCTCGGGTTGCCCGCGACTGTATCAACATCATTGGGATGTGCGCCAGCGGCCACAAGCAGCGGCTTATTATGCTGGATGACCGCTGCACGCTGCGTGGGATCGCTGATATGGGTCATGACGTAGTTGGCGAAACCAGCCACGGCTTGGAGACCATCCTTCCGCTGGTCGAAATCCTGTTTATCCGTGCTGTTGAGCGTCCCGAGCAAATCGTTCGATCCTGCGCCCAATAGGGTCGCCTGCGCGCCTCGCGTGTCGCCCGCCGACCATTGCTGTGCAGCCTGCTGCTGCGCCGCCTGTGCGCGCACGGCCGCAGCCTGATCAGCCTGTAGCTTCTGCTGCTGGAGCGCGGCCTGCTGCTGTGCGATACGCTGTTGCGAGCCATAATATTGCGCTGTCACAGGATCGAGCGGCCGAGCCATCGAGTTCGTCAGGATCGACCAATCAATATCGGCCATTACCAAAGCCCTCCTGTCGGAAGCCCCGGAAGGGCGTTCACCGCGTTTGCGACCGCTCCAGTGTTGAGAGTGAAATTGGGCACATAACTCGACTGATAAGCATTCTGTGCGAGGTTGCCCAAGTTCTGTAGCGCAGTCGAAGTCGTTGCGCCCGATGCTAACGCGGCGTTGGACGAAGCATTAGCCGCGCTGGCCTGCGCCGCCGATGTCGTCGCCAGTGCATTCGTCGCCTGACCTGACAGCGAGTTCTTCGCTGTGAGGCCGGTCTGGACCGATGTGTTGAGGTTTCCAAGCCACTGCTGGTTCGACTGCTGCGCCTCGTAAGAGGCTCGATCCTGCAAGGCCTTGAGTGCAGCGCCACTGTTGCCAGCGCCGCCCGCGTAGGCTGAGGCATTGACGCTATCGAGCGCGTCGTGGAGTGTCGTCTGGTAGCCGGTCGAGGACTGAAAAGCCGAGAGTGCCTTCGCGGCTGCATCGGCGTCCCCATTTCCAAGCGCACCATTATACAGAGCGGACGCGCCATTTCCGGCCGTGATGTCGGGCTGATATCGCGTGACAGCGTCGTTGTAGTAACTGCGCGCCTCTGCCATCTGATCTGCGGCGGTCTTGGCTTGTATCTTCGCGACCTTCTTCGCCGCCTTGCCGCCCGCAACTGCGCCGCCGATTTGTCCCGCTGCTCCGAGTGCTGCTCCGGCCGGCATTACTGGTCTACCTCAATAAAGATCGTCATGAGGTATTTATTCAACGCAGCTTGTTGCTCTCCCACTCGCTCTTGAGGAGATGCCAATACTCCATGTCATGCGTCCAATGCTCGCCGTTCAACATGCGAATGCCATCCGAATGAAATCCAATCTGGCGGTTGAACCATCTGGCGGCACGAAATTCGATCGGAGTCGCGCCTGTGATGATGAGCGCGGACGTATTACAGAATAGCCAGTCGAGCATGAGGCGGCCTGTGCGTATCGCATCGCGGCCCCGACATTCTGGAGCAAATATGGAGTGACCGTCGAGGACGGACGGTCCTCGAATTTCGAACAACGAGGCTGCTGCCTGCCCATCGCTGAGCAGGATATAGTCGTCGGGCCGATCGGCCATCTCGGTGAAGTCGAGACACTTGTCTGGTGCATGGAATCCCACGGTCTCAGCCACGCTCGGGATGTTGGCGATCCGGTTGTGGAGCGTCGGATCAAAAGTTCGGTAGATCATGGGAGATGCTCATTTGGCGGTCGGGGACCGCCAGTTCCGGGCGGAACGGTGCCGCCTCCACCAGATGAGCCATCCGTGGCGGGCGTATCAACGCTACCGAGCGAATGGATTCCCCCTACCTGAGCGGCGTCGCTGGCGTCGCTGGACTGCTGGTAGGTGACAGCGCCGCCGTGGCGTGCAGGGTCGCTATAGTAGACGTAATACGTCTGACCCGGTGCAAGGCCGCTGATCGTTCCGCCATCGACGGCGACGGTCACCCCGTCGGTGTAGATGCGAGTATGTGCGGCGATCGTGATCGCACTCGATCCGGCCGTGGTCGTCGCGGTCATCACGCTCACCGGGCTCGTGTAGCTGGACGTGATCGCGGCCGATGTCAGTTTGCCATCGATGTCGACGACGAGACCTTGGATATCGAGAAGCTGCTGGACGAGATCGGACACCTGTTGCGCCAGCGCATCGGCATTTCCGGCCAACGCTGCGACCGCATTGAATGACACGATGATGTTGTCGAAAGCGTTGTTGATCGTTTGCGCGAAAGACGGGGCAGGCAATCCGTTCGCCGTTACGATCGGCTGCGAGGTCTTGACCGTGTTGAGAACCAGCGGCTTGATCGTCTGCGTCGTAGGCGGGGTATCGTCGGCCATCAGCGATACGCCTCGCCGATCCTGCCGCCGGAGAAGCGTGCGCCGACCGGATCGGTAATCTCGACTTCGATCGTGCGACAGGGCTGCGAGGCCGCGCCCATCCGGTAGAGGGTCAGGACATCAGCGCCCGGTCGGGCGTCGAGCGAGATCCATTCCTGATCGTCCACTAGCTCGTCGGCGTCAGCCCAACGTACCATCCATGTGCAGGCAGCGGAGCCCGCAACATCGAGCACGATGTTATCGATCCGGCGAGGACGCCCCGATACGGCTACCGTCGCTGATACAGTACGGCGGATTATGTCGCCGTCGTCGGTCGCCGCGTCCGTCAGCTTCCAGACAGCGCCGGTTTCACTGTCCCCGCACAGGATGTCGGACGGAGTTGTGGCCCCGACGATCGGCCGCCAATTGGCATAGCCCTCGCTGGCAACTTCGGACCAGATTTGTGTAGAAATATCATAGGCGAACGTGGATTGGCCGGGGATTGAAAGCACGTAGAATAGGTGGGATTCGTACGAATAAATCCACGCCGATGGGTCAGCCGAACGACGCTTGATCCGCTCATCTATGCTATCAGTTGAAATGTGCTCTGGAACATTGCTCGCCCGATAGACCTTGCCGTCATCGCCCACCCAAATAAGGCTGTTATCGATAGGTCGGATCGTGTCGCGGGACAGACAACCACGCTGATATTCCTGACCCGTAATGCGCTGGAAAGGAAGATCAGCATTGGCGACGGGTTGCCAGACTTCTGTCGTGGTGGTGCCAAACAGGAAGAGATTGCCGTCGAGGACGGCGCATCCGACGAGGCCATCGGGAGAGGACTCGGCGGTCGCAAAGTGTAGAGCGCTGTCGCCCGACAAATCGTCATCGCCGGGGACGAGCCAATAATAACGTCCATCTTCGCAGGCGATGACGAAATACCCGTTGAGCGACGTAATATCAGCAGCAACGTGGCCATCAGGGATTTCGACCTGTCGGAAACTGTTGTCGGTCGAACCTGTGGATGCACCATACAGATAGAGGAGTCCGCTCGACACGATCGCGACACGATCGAAGTTCGACGCCATCGATACGAGATCATCGGTCCCGCTCATCTGGCCCAACAGGGGCGTCGCGCCATCGTCGATCCGATAGAGCGCCGATCCCGCCACAGCGTAGGTGCCAGCGGCCCCACCAGCCGTGTAGAGCATCGCCTGCACTGGGGCGGGTAGGGTTGCGACACGCTCCAGACCCGGACGCTGGAGAAGCATCAAGGGCTCGATCTCGGAGCCCGACCCGTCCTTTTCGACGATCCAGTTGACCAGCTTCTGCTCGGGTCCGAACGCCCGATCGCGCCGGTAGGACGATTTCGCGAAAGGAATCTGCATCAGAACCAGTCGAGGAAATGGCTATGAAGATGCGCCTCGGGCTCACCGAAGCGTGTCGATAGGCTGGTCTGCCAATTGCTCGCGTCACGAAGCGTCAGCGGGGAGGGCTGGGCTCCGAAATGATCGGCGAGCTTGGTCGCCAGCAGCGCTGCAAGGCCATTCTCGTCACGATAGCTGAGGGGAGCGACGCTGGGCTCCACGATGCCGATGATGTTGCCGGCGTCGTTGCGAAGCTCCTCATGCTCTTGCAACGTAAGGTCGTGCAGGCTGATCCAGCGGTTCGTGTAGGCTTCGTAAAGCCACTCCTCCGTGCCTCCGCTATTGGCGTCGTTGATGATGACGAACGCGCCGTCGCGGGGCGGACGGGGACGACCACAGACGGGATAATCGTAGAAGTCGTACTGGTCGGAATGACCGAACGATGCCCGTTCACGAACCAGTTCGGGTAATGCGATCGTGCCGATGTGATCGATGTTGCGGAGAATGCGGTCATTCTCGCGAGCGGTGTAATCACCGTGGGGCGTAACCGGATTGGCTCGCCCGAGCGCGCCGCTCGAAATCAGGTTTCGATACAGGCTGCGGAGGGTCTGTAGACCGAGATCGAGGTCAGCCTGACGGGCAGGCCGTGTCCCGCCGCTGATGCCGAGTTTGGAGAGAGCCAGTGTGACGATGGAATATGTGGATGCCATCATGTATTTATCGGGCATCGGCGCAACGGCGTCGGGGGGGTAGCAAATGGGGGCGTTATGTTGGGTAGGGTAGAATCCCTTTATCTTTCGATTTTGCGTATCGTGATTTTGGCCTTGGCTACCGTAGCACTGGTCGTCACCGTGCTTGCGCTGATCGGGGCGGCTGGCCCGCTCTCGCGCTCACTCGGCATACGGTCTGCGCCCACGATAGAAGGTGGTTTTCTCCGCGATTACATCGATGCGCGAAAAGCAACTGCGCCGGCTTCAACTGCGGGGGATCAAACCCCGGCTGGTAGTGTCCCCGCCGCGTCTGCCGTGATCTCATTCCCTGCCGAGATACAGACCGCAGCAAACACCTTCTACGATTACACCAAGGGGGCAAAGACCCCGAGCGTCACTGAGTGGGAGCAGTTTTTGAAGGACTCGTCGGGCGATTTACCAGCTACCGAAACGGACGCATATCTAAAGACCGTCCTCAAAGCTTCAAACCAGCTTAAGATCGCGACTGGCAAGAAACTGACCACCGAACAGGTGATGGATTATATCCAGTTTAACAAACAGCGATTTCAGCAGAACGCCGTTGCGGTCTCGGCAAACTCGATGGGAGACGGTACAAAGGCCCTGCTCGCGCTATATGTCGCGGGTGGAGCATTTTTCTTCTTTATCCTGATCGTGTTTGTTTTCATCTTCGTGAAGATCGAGCGCAGCTTGCGCCTCGTCCACACCGTCCGGATGGAGAGCCTTGATGCGTAAATTCGTCATCATCGCTTCCGCCCTCGTTCTCGCGTCCTGCGGCAAGCATGACCCCGCGAGCGATCCTGTGGACACCACCCTACCGGAAAATACCTCGGCGATCGGAACGCCCGAAGACAACATGCTTGTTCCGGCTGACGAGAATGCAATGGTGAGCGACGATCTGAACGCAGCGGCGAATGACGCGATCAATGAAGTGAATGCCGCAGTGGATAACGCTGCGGCGGATGCCAACCCGTATCTGATACCGACACCCGATCCATCGCAGACACCCGATGAGGCTCCGTCTGACTCCGACGGGCAAACGAACCAGATGTAAAAAGAGGGAGGCGATAGCATCGCCTCCCTCCCATCATTGTTTTGTGGTGGAGCCCCGTTCTTACGAAGCGTGGAAAATCTTCACGCAAGAGGTCATCAGACCGCCAACTGAAGACAACGTCTGTCCACGGTAATCCATGAAGCCAACGCCGGCGTTGAACTGGTAGTCGTCCTCATTCTTGTGGGTCATCTTGGTCTTCATGGAATAACCCATGAAGAGGGTCTCGACGCCGCAAAGCTGAGCCTGCGCTACCGGAGCCGACGAAGCACCAACGGTGCCGATCGTACCATAGTCGCGGTTCTTCTTGATGATCATGCCATCCCAAATCAGGTCGCCGCCCGTGAACAGCGGGTTCTCGTCGCTGTCCTTTTCGCGCGGGGTCGCGTCTTTGGTGGACTGGAAAATCGCCGCGTCGCTGCGAAGCTGACGATAGCCAGCCGCGTTGACCCACAGCACATACCACGGCTGACCGTTTTTGGTCAGGTACGGAGTGATGGCGAAGTTCGAGCCATTGGCGGTCGCATCGGCCTGATCCTTGATCGCAGAGAGGACGGAAGCCGAAAGCTGCCCCATGCTTGCCGCGACCGTCGCGAGCGACGTGGCCATCGTGCCAGTGTTGCTGCCGCCGACGAAGGTCACGCGATCCGAGTTGGCCGCGCAGAAAGCGTTAAGCTGACCCGCCGAAGCCCCGGCATAGGAAACGGTCGTATCTTCAAGACCAGCCGTCGAGTTGACGACGGGGTAGGAGTTATAAGCCGCATTGAGGTCGCTCTTCAGAAGCTCGGCAGCATAGCGCTTGAGCGACGTATCGGCCACCTTATGAAGATCGATCTCGGTCTTCATGTCCTCGGTGATCGGGATCGTAACCGCGTCACGAACGACCTTGGTCTGGAAACCAACCGAGTAATTGGTCAGCGACTTTTCGTTGCCGACGAGGGCCGTCGTGCCATCGTTCGGAGTGCCGCGAATCTTGCCAAACACGGAGCAGTGGATGAGCGTACCAGCCTTATTCGTCAGTTCGTTCTTGACCGTGATGAGGTTGTCACCATCGGGGGACATGAAGTCCGCGTGGGTCGAGGCGCGAACATACTCCGTGCGGAAGTTCTTCGACCAAATCTGCGCCTGAGAGGGAGTAGCGAGAGTGAAATTAGCCATTTAAGTGTGAATCACCGTTTTCTAAATTCGTCATCGAAGCTCTCCTTTTCAGATTGAAGAGTGGTCTTGCCAGTTGCCGCAGGAACATCAGTCAATGAAGTAGGTCGAGTTTTCGGCGACTTGGTTGTGATGGCCGAGGCTGACTGTTCAGTCTGCATCGGCGAAGTCGAAGCTGCGATCCAACCCTGCTCCATCGCAATCCTGCGCGCTTCCGCAACCGGATCAGTCTGGTATGCTTCAAGTTGTTTCACAGCCTTGTGCTGCTGGATGATCCATTCCACCGGGTCGGCGATACTGGCGATGTGCGCGTCAAACTGAGGATCGACGGCTGCTTGAGCTTCCGCCCACTTGGCCGCTTCCGAAACAACGTCCTGACCATGCGTGCGCGCGGCCATTTGACCGCTCAGTATGATCTTGTCGTTGATCCGTGCTCGTTCGACTTGTGCAAACCTGTAGTCCGCATATCCGTGAGGATCATTGAAGGGATCAGGAATGGTCTGCGACGCCTGCTGTGACTGCTGATGCTGTTCCCACTGCTTCTGCGCGTCGGCGGCGGCTTTCTCCGCTACCTTCATCCGGTCACGCATATCGAGGAATGTCGCCAGTGGGACCAATTTGTCCTCCCGGCTATTCTCGGTCTGCTCATCGACTGGAGCCTCCGCCACGGGGGCCTCGACTTCCGCGATGAGGCTGGTCTGTGAAGGCGTTTCCTCTACCGGGGTAGGGTCGTGCTGCTCAGGCTCTGGAGCCTCGATCGGTGCAGTTGCAATATCGTCAGAATCAAAAATTACATCAAAATCGTCGTCCATCTGACTCCCGGCTATAAGTGGCCAACTCGCAGCCCGACTACGGCGGCTTCCCGAATGTAAAAGGCCATCACCCTCATGGTATCGATTGCTCGATACCTGTCCGTCATGGCCGACATCGCCATCGCCGATCCGGGGTAATTACTCCCCGGACCGGCCTTCGTTTTTATTTATCAAAAGCCATGCGTGTTCGGGTCGCGACCTGCATTGAGCATTGCTGCCTTCCATGCATTGTCGAGTTGTGCGCCCTGAACTTCCTGCTCGTGCTTCGCGGCAAGTGTCTGGTCACGCTGTGCTGCCGCCTGTTCCCGAGCCGCATGAGCCTGCTGAGACTGGGCCTGCACAGCCTGCATTTGCTGAGCCTGCGCCTGTTGAGCCTGCTGGGCCTGAGCCTGCTGCTGTTGGGCTTGGTTGCGAATTTCCCGCCACTTCGCGAGCATGAGGTCTTTGCCGGGGAAGTTGAGAAATTCGAGGAGGAATTCAACCGAAGGATCGAGCAGCGAGACGCCATTGCGGGCGGTGAAGTCGAGTAGCTTCTGCTGCGCCTCGTCGCGGAGCGTGTCGGCGGTCTGGACCACCGTCAGCTTGATATCGATATCGAGTTGGGCAAGCTCGTTGTGCGTGCCCGTCTGAACTTGCACGGGCTGGAGGCGAGGCTGCCCTGTCATCGGATCGACAAGGGGCTGGCCAGTCTGAGGATCGACAACAGGCTGCATCCGCGTTTCGACGACAGGGACGTTGATATGGAGGGTCTGTTTCGCCCCCGCGTTATCCGTGATGCGGATCATGGTCTGCTCCGTCATGAACTGGCGGACCCGGAACCACATCTGCCTGTAGATACGTTCCTCGAAATTCTCCCACTGGCCGAAGTTTCGCGATAGCTCGGTCAGGCCGCTCTGCTGGAGCATCTGTCGGGCACGACCGCTCGTATTCGCACCGGCCTGTGCGATCTGGGCGCGGGCAGGGGAAGCGTCTTCGATTTCCTGCTTCATTCCCGCTACGGCCTGCGCCATCTCCATAAAACGACCGTCCTGCGACATGATCGACCAGCCTTCGGGCATGGCAGCATCGGTACGCTGAGCTTCCTTGCGTGCGGTCTCGCGATCGACAGGGTTGCCGCTCGCGCCACCTGTGAACTGGACACGGTTGGAGATCGCCATTTTGTGCAGCGCGGCCTCCATGCCGTTGATCTTACGCTGCAACGGGACCAAGTTTCTGACCATGCCACGACGCTCGCCATCACGCATGATGTGAAAACTCAACCCCTCGATTGGGCAGATATGCCGGCCCTCGTCGTCGAGGTAGCCGGACGGCCCATATTCGAGGATCGTGGAGTGACAATAGATCGCGCGCTTCCACTCGCCCGTAGAGGCATCCTTGTAGAAGTTATCGACCAGCATGACGCGCCTGCGGTCGCCATCGACCCAAAATCTCGCGGCATCGGGCTTGTCCTCGGGGCCATCGCCGGAAAAGCTGCTCGTTGTGATCTGGTCTTTGAATTGCGGCCACTTGCGTTTAACCGCTGATACATCAGACCAATATGCATGGATGAGATAGTTAGCATCGGCGAAATCATTTTCACGCGAATGCGGATCGTAATAGAATTCATCGTAGGGGATGTGTGTGACGAGGCAGTTATCCCGGCTATCGACTTCGATCTTTGCAGCACAGATGCCCTCGACGAGATCATTTTCCGACGCGGAATCGAGAACCTTGGGAAGCCTCGTTACATCAGCCTGATACCGCAGGATTTGAGTGACGAGTGAGGCGGACGCATCGTCATCGTCGTTGCGCCCCGTGGCCTCTGGATAGGTCTCGTTGCTATCGAGCAGCCCGAGCGTCGCGCCGATCGCGGTCCCGATTTTGTTGGCATAAGTCTCGGGAACACGCATCCGGCGCATCTTGGCGCGCGATGCATCGTCAAGCTGGCGCGGACCATCGTAAAAGTCACGGTCCTCGCGAGCATTCTTCCGTTGAGTTTCCGTTGCTGAACATGCCTCGCGGAACATGCGACGGAGCATGTCGAAATCGGGTGCGGGATCTGGGTTGGGTTCGACTTGAAGCTGTTCATCAATTACGTCGAATGCTCCAAGGTCATCGTCTTTTATCATGTTGGTATTTATCGAGGGGCTGCATCGCGACGCTCGGATGGCTTCATCGGGAATCAGACACGGCGACGGATGGCGGACTAATGCGATGGATGATACGCCGCTCTCTCGACCGGGAGGGGTGCGTAGAGCGATGGCAATTATGAGCGACTACATGGAATGGGTCGGCGAGGATGTTTCTGGAGCCGCTCTTTATCGCGGTCACGCTAACCGCAGTTGGATAGTTCAGCCGTCGATTTTTCGAGATAGAGCGTATGGCATATCGACACCGGACGAACTGCAACAATGGCAGACAGCGGCAGCGAGGTTCATAAAGCCGAAGCCGCACACACCGATAGAATGGCTCGTGCTGGCGCAGCACTACGGGATCAATACACCTTTGCTGGATTGGACAGCGAATCCGCTGGTGGCTTTATTCTTCGCCGCGCGACCAGTGTTTTCAACAGACGGCGCTTCTCTCACTAACTTTGGGTGTGTGATTAGGGGTAATCGTTCGAGATTTGACGCAATAACCGGGCAGGAAGAGATTGCCGATCTGTTCAGCGAGAGCCTGAGACCACGATTGATTGAAACAGC